CCGAATGGTGACGAACAGCCGCACAAGCTGACGACCCGTGAATTGCGTCGCGTGCTGCGCAGCTTCGGCATACTGGCACATACCATATGGTCACGCGGCAGCCGCCGACAGCGTGGCGCTAGCAGCAATGGCTATTACCGCAGCGACTTTAAAAGCGTGTGGGCGCGCTACTGTCCACCGGCGGCAGACACACAAACACACAGACACACGCCGCAGCTACCCAAGCCGCGCAAACGCAAGTCCACCGTCACCCGACGCCGTCGCAGCAAGTGATGACGGAATAGGTCTTGCCAACTAGCAAATGGTCTGAGGTAATAGGTTAAAGGTATGACCACAGAAGAACTAATACTTGCTGGTTTTGGTGTGGGCAATGGCGCGTTACATGCGCGCGCTGTTTCGCCTGACGCTCAAGTTGCAGAGCGGCACCGTCTTGGAATGCGTTGTCCACGCCAGCGCGTTCCATCCAGTCACCGAAGAGGTACCAATGAGGTAAGCCATGGCTAGAAAAGGAAGGGCCTCCGACGCGGGCCACGCATCGGAGGCTAAGCAGTCCAGAGTAGAAGCAAAGGGTGGTAATAGCGGATCACAGGGCCAAGCGCAAGGAGCGGCCGACTTCCTAACGCAACTGCGCCCCGGTGGGCCGTGGGTGCTCGTCGCCATCGACCCCGACACCGAAAAGAATATCATAACCATCACCGCGCAGCAGCAGGCAGACGTCAACAGCTTTGTTCAGCGCTGGAACGGCAAGCGCAATCTCTACTACTCGGTCAATCCTGTCAGGCAGGCGTTGGACAAAAAGCCTAAGAAAACGGACATTGCCGCTATTGAGTATCTGCTTAGCGACTTGGACCCGGCTAAGGATGAAACACCAGTAGCAGCCAAGGCACGTTATCGTGCTCAACTCGAAAAGATGCAGCCCATGCCGACTGCGGTGATTGACAGCGGCAACGGCCTTAACGGACTGTGGCGCCTGGGTACAACGATTCCGCTCGGCGCGCCGGTACGCGACAGCAAAGGCAAGCTGACATTCAGCGATGAGGACAAGGCTACGATCGCTGATGTCGAGGCGCGCTGCAAGGCGATGATGGAACGGCTCGGCAGTGCGGCGGGCACCCAGAACATTGATCGCATACTGCGGCTGCCCGCCACCATCAACCTACCCACCAAAGCAAAGCGTGCGGCGGGTCGCGTCCAGTGTGAAACCGCGCTGCTGTGGTTTAACGGCGCAACCTGCACGCTTGATGACTTCCCCCTGGCGGACGAACCGCACTCACAGGGTAAGCGTGGCGGCGAGGCCAAGCTGCCGGCTGAATTGCTTGCCATGCTGTACCTGCCGGACAGCGGTGCTGGCAATCCCGTCGGGCATTGGCCCACGCGCAGCCATTTGTTCTATGCATTCATCAACGCGGCACTGCGCAAGAGTGTTGATGAAAATACGATCGTGGAGGCTGCACTCGATCCAGCCTACGCCGGCAACGCCATCTACGCGCATGTGCAAGAGAATGGCGGCGAGGACCACGTCAAGCGTCAGATCGAGCGCGCGGCCAATGAAATGCCGAGCGTTGACGATAAGGGCCGCACGATCATCACGGTTGTAGAAGGCAAGCTGGACGAAACGTGGCGGGCAACACAAAAGGCATTAATCGAGCACAATTGTCGGGTCTATGTGCGCGGCAACAAGCTGGTGCAACCGTTGTGGCGTTGGGAACAATCATCGACTGACAAGCGCCAAGTGCTGACCGCATATATCGAGCGGCTCAATGTTGACCGGCTCGCAGATATGACACAGCATCGCGCGGTGCAATTCCGCAAGTACAACGCACGTGTTAGGCGGGTAATTGACATTGATCCACCCAACGATGTGATCAGGCGTCTGCTTGAAATCAAGTATTGGTTGTTCCCCACTTTGGTTGGCATCATCAACGCGCCGACTATGCGTGATGATGGATCGCTGCTGACGGAGCCGGGTTACGACAGGGCGACGCAGCTCTGGCACAAGTCCAGCGGCGAGGTTGTGTTGCCACCCATCCCCGAACGCCCGACAAGGGAGGAAGCTGTAGCGGCACTGAAAGAGTTGAACGGGTTGCTCGAGGAATTTCCTTTTGAAGTCAATGAAGGTGAAACGAAAGAGCGTTGCGTTGCCCGCTCGGTGGCCTTGGCCGGCATGATGACGACGGCATTGCGCGGTGCGTTGCGAGTTGCGGTGCCGCACTTTTTGGTGAACGCACCCGAGCCGCGCAGCGGCAAGACATACCTCATAATTCTGATTACCGTGCTTGCGACTGGCCACATTCCCCCGTCCACCGCTGGCGCTTCCGAAGATCGTCCTGACGAGCTTGAAAAGCGCATTGAAACCGCCGCGCTGAGCGGGCGGCCGATCATGCATTTGAACAACTTGCCCAACGGTATGAACTTTGACAGTCCACGACTTAGTGAATTGGGCACTGAAGGCTTCGTAACCATTCGCATACTCGGGCGCCATGAGGAAGGTTTATGTGATTGCCGCGCGACAACGGTGTTCTTGAACGGCAATAACGTGCGCGTCGTCGGTGATCTGGTGCTGCGGACGTTGGAGTGTAGCCTTGATCCCAAAAGCGAAGAGCCGGAAAAGCGCACGTTCAAATTTGATCCTCTAGCAGCAATACGCAAGGATCGCGGTGCTTACCTCAGCGCCATCTTCACCATCGCGCGTGCGTTTCTTAGAGCTGATCATCCCATTCCCAAGCCCGAGGGCATGCATTCGGTCGCCGGCTTCGAAGCATGGTCGCGACTTGTCCAGCAGCCGTTGATGTGGTTGGGCATGGCTGATCCCTGTGGCAACATCACCAGCATGCGGGCGATGGACGCTCAGTCAGATGAACTGCAAAGGTTGCATTCAGTGTTGCGTATGATTTTCAAGTCAGGCGATACATTCACCACTGCCATGTGCAGCCGGAATGCGGGTGAAATGAGAACAACCGCCTATGGCAAAACGGAATTCAAGTGGCCAGAATTGCGCGACCTTATGACGGTCAACGGCAGGCTCAATCCAGAGCATTTCGGGCGTATGCTTGGGCGGCATGTTAACCGCATGGTGGGTGGCTGGTGCTATAGGCCAGCGCGCAATGTGCAAGGCAGCAAAGCTTACGTGCTGGTAGGGCCGGCGGCGGCACCTCAGCCCGATGGTGAACGCGTTTAGGGGGTTTGGGGTGTTTAGGGGGTTTCTACAACCCATATACCCTATAATGCGAATGCGCATTCCCCACGCGTGGGGTTGTACGAACCCCCTAAACCCCCTAAACCCCCTAACCTAGTGCCCGCGCCGCGCGTCGTGCATGCTGCTGGCATGTTGGCTCTTGACGATGGTGCCCTTGCCCGACTCGCGATAGCCGTCTCCCGCCACCCTACGGGCACCGCGCGGGCGGCGTTGCTACAGCGGTTTGCCGCAGTGGCCGATCCAGGCCCAACGGCCCGGTTGCTGCGGCAACGCGAGCGCACCAGAAGGAAGCGCCAGCGGCGCAGGGCCAAAGTCAAATCATACTTATTGTTCCTTTCGAACCACGCCGTGGAAGGGCTTATGAACCAACTCATTGCGAGTGGGCATTTGACCGAGCGCGCTGCCGCTGACCGCGAGTGCTTTCAAGCGGCACTCGCCCGCCTGCTCGAAGCGCAAGGGGCCGAGTGGGCGCGCTGAAAGAAACTGGACCCGCGTGTCGTTATTCCCGCCGGTCGTATGCCATGCTGACAGCATTGCAGTCATGCTTGGCCTGCCCCGGTTGGCTTGCCCTCCCGGTTTGGTCAACCGGGGCAACTTTCAAGGTGCACTATGAATAGGCCATTTCCACGTCCAAGTGACCTAGGCCACGAACGCGCGCGCGCCGCCACATATCTCTACCGCGCAGCCGCCGCCCACCTGCGCGGTTACGTAAGCCGCAGCACGCCCTTGCGCTCTGCCGAGCAAATGTTCGGGCGCGACGTCATCACTGCCGAGATTTTGCGCAGCGCCAGTGCGCCGGCCGAAACCACCACCCCGGGATGGGCGCAAGAGATCGCCCGCGTGGCGATCTACGACATGGTTCAGAGCATCACGAGCCTAAGCGCGGCCGCCGAGGTCATCGCTCGCGGCCTCAAGATCACAATGGATCATATTGCCGAGCACCGCGTTCCGGGCCGTGTGCTCAATGCCGCCGCCGCCGGGATGTGGGTCGCCGAGGGCGGGACTGCCCCTGCCCGCGCGCTCGCGGTCTCCAACGCCGCGATCTTGCGGCCCCGACGCCTGTCCGTGCTGTACTCGTACTCGCGCGAACAGGCCGCATCCTCGAATATCGAGAACATCGTGCGGCAGACGCTGTCCGAGGCCAGTGGCTTAGCGTTAGACGCGCAAATGTTCTCGGCTACGGCCGGCGACGCCAGCAAGCCCGCCGGTCTGTTGGCTGGTGTGGCGCCGCTCACGCCGACGTCCGGTGGCGGTGTCGCTGCCCGCGATAGCGATCTCAAGAATCTGTTCGCGGCCCTCGCCGCGCAAGGCGCTGGCAAGACCGCCGTCATTGTTGCCGCCATGCCGCAGGCGGTGACGCTCAAAGCCTCAGTCGGGCCGAAGTTCGATTTCGACATCATCGCCTCGACCGCGCTCGCGGCCGGAACCGTGGTTGTGTTGGAGGTCGCGTCGTTCGTGTCAGGCTTCTCCCCAGTTCCACAATTTCGGGTGAGCAATCTTGCGACCTACCATGCCGAGGATACGACACCGACGGGCATCACCGGTGGCACGCCATCGCCGGCCGTTCCCGTTCGCAGCATGTTTCAAACCGATAGCATCGGACTGTACATGGACCTGTGGGCGGCTTGGGGTCTGCGAGCCTCTGGCCATGCGCAGTGGGTCACGGGAGCAACGTGGTGAATATCAAAGACGAAATCGCGCGCGTGAGCGCCGAGCATGACCGCCTTATGGCAGAGGCTGCTGAGGAACAAAGGTCTCAGGCGGAGGATACCTTAGTGTTCAAGACACACGAAAACGCGCAAGTGACAGAGCCGTCCTCGGAGGGATTGGTCGCGTTGTTCGGCGATTGGCGTGACGAAGTATTGTCTGAAGCGATCGGCGAGGTAGTGGCGCACGAGCGTCAGCGTGAGCGTGAGGAGCGCGGGGAAGCTATTGCTCCGCTCAAGCGTGATATTGCCGAGCGCATGGCCGAGAACGCCCGCCTGCGTGAAGAAGTTGCTGAGCTACGCGGCCAAGTTTCGGCGCTGCTTGCCATGTTTGGCGGCGGCAAAGCTAAGGGCGCCGAAATTATCGATCTCATTCCGAATTGGCGGAAGCCTGATGCTGCGTAGCAACCGCCGCCTCATCTACCATCCGCAATACGTGCGCGGCTTTGCCGTCGCCATGCTGCGCGCCGCCCGCGACCTGGAGACGCTCAGACAAGACTTGAGGTTCAAATACGATCAACTGCGCGAGGAAGTGCGCGAGGCAAAGGCCGAACTCGCAAGGCTCCAAGCTATCGAAGGCGCCCGAGCCGCCGAGCGCGACCCAAACGCGAGGCTGAACTGAAGATGGGACCCGAAAAATATCTTTTTCAAATCGATGGCGGGGGGCGTCGATTTTTTCAAGACCGGGCCACCCTCCGGGCGCGGCGGCGCCGAAGCTTTGCTGAAATTACGCGAAACATTTGCGCGAGGAAATCATGGGCAGAAAGTCACATAAACCACCGCTGCATTTGGTGCCGCCAGCGCCGGCAGCCGAGGACGCACCGCCGCGCACCTTAGGCCACCACGGCGCTAGCTTATGGAACCGCGTCATGACCGAGTACGACATAGCGGATGCCGGCGGCCGCGAGCTGCTGGCGCTTGCCTGCCAGCAGTTGGACCGCGCCGAAGCGCTGAAAGCGCGGATCGACGCCGAGGGTGAAGTCATCCAGACCCGCAACGGCCCCAAGGATCACCCCGCCCTGCGCCACGAGCTGGCGGCGCGCGCCTTCATCGCCAAAACGCTGCACCGCTTGGGGCTGAACGTAGAGCCCCTGCGCCCCAACCCCGGCCGCCCCGCCGGCTGGATGCCGCCGCAATGACCGCAAAGCGCACACCCATAAAGCGCCCGCCGCGTCGGCACATCACACCCGCCGCCATCGCCGCCTTCCGCCGCATGCAAGCGCTAGCGCAACAATGCATCTGCGAGCACAGTGACTACTGCCCGTTCTGTCTAGACTGGTGGGAGCTGCATGAGCAGTTGAGCGAAGAGCTGCATTGCAAGCCGTGGCAGTGGCCGTGCGTCGTGCATCCCGATGACGTTTGTCCTTATCCGTCCGGCACCGGCGCCGCTACCTGGTGGCCGCATGCGCAGGCGTTGTACCGCGCGCTGAACGAAATGTGATTAGCGTCGGCGACGAGAGCGCCTGTAAGCAGGCTGTAGCCGACGCGGAGCGCCGGGCTCGCGCTTTGATAAGTGTGCCCTGGAAACCACATTGCCAAATGTTCCAATCCGAATTGCCAAAACATCCTGGGACACCGGCTAGGGAATGTTCGACAATTTATTGGGAATATTCGTGGGGGCGAGTGTTGTGCGTGGTGGGCGTGATCGAGGTGCGTCGCGGCTTTGCGCCCGACGTCACAGGCTGTTGCAGGCCGTCGCAC